CGGACATTTATTGGCATTCTTGAACTCATTCAACAAGGAATGAGCATCGAAGAATTATCAAAGGTGTTCCTTCGAAAAGACCAGGCTGACGGCACAAATTTTCTGTTGAAGTTCGGCGAGTTTATCGACTCTATGGTCGCGGGCAAGGGTGCCGGAATATTCCCTGACGGCCGTATGCAGCTGTCCCGCCTCGAGGTCCGCGACAGCCTTACCGTCCTTGAGCTTATCTTCAACCGTCTCTCCGCCATGGAGAGCGACTATTCCTTCTCCGAGTCCGGTACCATCGAAAGTGTATCGCAGCTTGAAGACGGCACATACAGCCTGAAGATGAAGAAACGGTGGGATAACGACTTTACTGCACTGGCAGAAAACGATGTTGTATATGGTGTTGTCAATGACCTTGCATCAGGTGGCGGCAAGTATTATACCTCCTGGCTACGTGTCTTGCATGTTGACATCTCAGCCAATACGATCAACGCTGTGATGTACCCTGATAGCGAGGTGCCGGGTGGCAAGAATTATCCTCCTGAGCCGTTGATGATATTATCACACCGTGGCAACCCGGTTGATGAGGAACGGCAGGGTTATTGGTATCTGTCATCCCGTGAGCATTGTATCTGCATGCTTAACGGGGTCACAAAACCCGTCCTTGAGGAAAGCAACTATTCGGTGATCGTCGGCAGGCTGAAGCATCTGTCTCTGTTCGACAACCTGCCCATCAACTACCTGCACTCTTATATCTACGTCCGGGGATTGGTAGCGCAGGACATCCACCGCATCGACTTCCAAGGCGTATTGCCCCGCATCGCCAACGACCGCGGAGAGTGGAACATGGAGACCGCCACCGGAGCAGAACCCTACCAAGCCGACCGCGAGGCACAGACCGAGACCGTACGTGTGATGATGTACGATACCGTGTGGCACTACGGATGCAAGTGGATGTGTCTTGTTTCCGGCACTACCGACGAACCGAAGTACGGAGCAGCGGGCTGGGCAATGGTCGAGGGCAATCCGGATTTCAGCATCGATATAGAAAGCTCCAATGGCTGGTACTTCGATGCGGAGCGTTTTGCGACCACCCTCACCATTACCGGTGAGCTGTACAACCGTGACGTTACGGCGCATATCCTTGACAGTGATGTGGAGTGGACGCGCGATACGGGCAACGTCACCGAGGACAACGCCTGGGCGGTCGCACACGCGGAAACCGGCAAGTCACTGCCGCTGACGGTCAACGACCTCGGCCCCGACTATATGAACATGACCGGGTGCAAGTTCATCGCACGGGTATTGCTGCGTGACGGGCAGAACAATTATGAGACAATGAATTATATAACTTTCTAATTATGCAGACTATACAGAAGAAGATAGAGGTCAACTACCGCCCTCTCCAGACCAGCGGCGGGATAGAGGTTGTCGGCAGCGTGCCGGACGTGCAGGTGTACCAGGCTGACAAGGCCGAGTACACTCCGGACTACACGCTTACCCCCCTGACGCTGTTCCCCCGGTGCAATGCCACCGACCCGGATGCGGTGGTCAAGGTGGGTGCGGTCAACGCGTCATTGGTCAACATGAAGTGGTACGAGCGCTTGAACGGTGTACGGACATTGATTACATCTGCCAACAAGAGCTATGTCATTACCGAGACCGGAGCCGAGAAGGGTAAGATACAAGTGAAAAAGAACGCCGTTCCCGGCAGTCCGGTAACACTGGAGTTCTACGCCGAGTATGTCGATGCGAAGCGTACCGGACAGACGCATGTCTACCGTTTCAGCCGTCTTGTCCGCGCCGTTGACGGCAGCGAGGCGCAGCCTAAGCTGATGGTCGACTCTCCGTCGGCACTTGATTGGAACCCGTGTCGGGACATTGCCAGGCAGGCCATCACCGCCAGACTGCTTGTCGGTGATGTAGATGTCACAGCAACCAACAAGTGCAAGTTCTTCTTCTATCGGAAGCTGAATACGGGCGCACTGGAGCAGATTACCGACGGTAACGGCGACAATGACTGGGAGTTCGTATCACTGACAAAGAACGTGCTTACCATAGACCGGGACTATATCGGCCACGAACAGACCTACGTCGTGAAAGCATCGTACTCGAAGGACGGTGCTCCTTCATCCAAGCCGGACAGTGACATAGACTATGTCTCCACCACCATCCGCAGGCGTATTCCCAGCATCGAGATTGACTGGGAGGGATTTCCGCAGCAGGTGGCAGACGGAACCAAGATGATATACCCGAAACCGGTCATCCGTGATACGGCAGGGATTGTCCCCAATCCCCAGGCCATCCTTGAGTGCGAATGGTACACGAAGGCGGCCGGCGCCTCCTCATACGTGCTGGCCGCTGCCGGGTACTCGCCCTCCATCCCATGCACCGACGGCATGATGCTACAGCTGAAGGTGATTGACAAGGGCCCGTATGCGGCGGTGGTGACATCTGACGGCAAGTACGTGACGGATGACAGCGGTAAGTTTATAGTGGCAAGGAAAAGGGATGTTTAATTTTAAATAATTTGTGATATGGCATTTTATATCAAGGTTACAAAGCAAGTTGCGGACAAGCTGGGAGTGGCGGGAATCCGCAACAGCACTGCCGACGGCAATGTGCTGTTATGGCAGGCCGATGTGGCAGGCTTTCCCGGCGATACGGTATTCGACCGGGCGGCAGTAGTCGGGGGCGTGTGCCTTTCCCCGCAGCAGGCCAAGGGTGAGATAGACGGCGTGGAAGATCCGGTGGAGGTCGCCACTCCGGAGGGTTTCATGGATAAAGACGGGGAGGAGGTGACCGATGAGCGTAGCGAGTAAGGTCGGGCAGGTAATCTTTTCGCAAAAGTCTGGCGTTTACATGCCAGCGATTATGTGCGACAAAGGCGACCTCTATCAAGAGTATGATGGTGAATCGGGTGCTCCGACAAACATAGCCCCCGACTTCACCACGATGAAGCCGACGCTCTCCTTCCTTCTCACCTCCTCACGGGTGGCTGAGGGGATTGTGGTGCCCTCTTCCATCAGGTGGTATTTCAATGACGTGTTGATAAGCTTCACATCCAACGTTTCCACGAACACGTTTGGCGGCGAGACGGGTCATTTCAAGTTCATTCCATATAAAGCAGGCACTACAAACTATTACGGGCTTCAGATCGTGAAGAACCTGGTGAAGGCGTCATCCGGTGCGAGCTGCAGCGTCAAGGCGGTGGCTACGGTGACCGTGGGCAACGTGTCGGATGAGGTGCAGTTCGTCTACAGCATCCCTATTACCAAGGGGGTAGGCAACCAGAATGTGGTGACCATCGTTTCGGGTGATGACAAGTATTTCGCTATCCGGGAGAAGGGAGGCAGTGTTGTCCTCACGGCGATGGCGCGGCGTGGAGCGTCAGAGATCACCTCCGGAGTGACCTACAAGTGGTCCAGGATGGTTAACGGTGCCTGGCAGACACTCGTCGACCAGACTGGCAAGAGTCTGACCGTCACGGACAGCCTGGTTGACACTACGGGTATCTTCAAGGTGGAGGTGTCGCAGGGCGGCAATCTGATAGGCCTTGACACGCAGACGGTGATGGACTTGTCAGACCCCTACGACATCATAACTAATCCCAATCCCGAGGATGAGACGATTGTTTCCGGTTCCGGAGGTTCGGTGACTTATACGCCTATCCTTGTCAAGAGGGGACAGACCACGAAGGCAAAGAATATGCTGTTCTATTTTGTCTTTATGGATTCGGCAGGGGTCATTCTCAATCCGGCTACGGCGAATGTGGCGGCGGCAAGCGGTACCTGCACCGAAGCGATGTGCCAGCAGGCAGGCGGCAATGTTTCATGGACAATCTCAACGGCAGCATGATATGGCAAAGAAAGCGTTGGCAAGCAAGACGGGAGAAGTGAAGTATCTCCAGCAGGGACCGGTCGGCCCACTGGTCTATCCGACCGGGGAGTACGCGGCATCCGTATCCTATACCCGTACCCCACTGTCCGCACCCATGGTGCTGTGTGAGGGGCAGTATTACGTATTGAACAAGGAGGGCACTTTTAAGAATATTAATCCGAAAAAGGACTATGCGGCCAACGGCAGCAAGGCCACCTGGGTGCTGATGGACAAGGTCAGGTATTCGTTCGTCGAGATTCTGATGGCGAACTTCGCAAAACTGGCGAGCGCCGTATTCTACGGGCAGTACATGTTCTCCCAGTACGGGGTGAGAGCGGACGGTTCGGCCGTGGAGACGGAGGGTGGGTACAAGGACTTCAATTACAGTGATCCGATGAATCCGGCGAACGGGTTCCGTCCGAACCTGCTGATTGACTTCCTGAGAGGGAGCCTTTATGGGCGGAGTGTTGACTTGCAGGGTGACATTACAGCCGAGACAATGAATCTGAAGGTTTGTACAAATTCAGACAATGAATTACCTAATGGCTCTATAATACTTTATCCGAAGAATTTGGGGCCTTTACCGGAACTGGAAGCTGGCACTTGCCAGGAAATGAAGATGTTGTTTCCTATTGCGACAAGGGTTCCCCTTTCCGTAACTTTAACCACTGCATCTGCCAATGTGAGGATTGCGCCCAATGGCTCTATACTTGATTCTGCGTCAAGTTATGATATAGTAGATGCTTACGGATATCATGAATTAATCGGGTTTAGATATGCCGATGGGGATATTACCTATTGGTGTGTATTTAAAAAATAAAAGAGTGTATGAAAGTTTTTTATAAAAGCGAGGTGGTGAAATGGCTATTGTGGTAAGGCTACAGCACCATCACATTCATTTGATTTTAAATTTACAAAACGAGAATAAAAACAAAATGTTAAACCGGTTGTCGTTTTTATCCGAAAATGACGACCCTCAAAAGTACAAGGGATATGATAGAAAAGGTTAATATAACAGATGCCAATGTGGTTGAGTTAATCAGAGAAAAACTGC